CGTCCACGGCTGGACTGCGGATCGCGGCGCACATGTTCTATCGTAACACGCCGGGCATCGTGATCGACACCGACCCGTCGCCGTTCTCGTTTCACCATTTCGGCTGCAACCTGCTCGGCGCCACGCACGGCGATGGCGCAAAGCTGGCCGATCTCCCGCTCATCATGGCGCGGCTGCAGCCGGAAGCCTGGGCCGCGTCCACGACGCGCCACTGGCACACCGGTCACATTCACCACGACTCCGAGAAGGAGATCCAAGGCGTCGCGTGCTATTCGCACCGCGCTCCGATTCCGCCAGACGCATGGCACACGCGGCAAGGCTACGTGTCAGGGCGTTCCGTCAAGGCGATCATTTACCATCGCACGCGAGGCTACCGCGGTCGCGTCGTCGTGGAAATGTGATGGGCGGCAGGCCGAACGACACGCTGCCGGAAAACCCGACACCGGAGCAGCTCGAACGCTATATCGCGCTGCTGGAGCGCCGGCGCGCGGCCGAGAAGGCAAAAGACAGCTTTCTCGATTTCGTGCGGTTTACCACGCCGGACCCAGAACACCCGGACGACGCCACGAAAACGGCCTACCACGCTGCGCGCGTCCACAAGGCTGTCGCCGCGGCGATCGAGGAAGTGGAAGCGGCGAGGATCAAGTTCCTGATCCTGACCGTCCCGCCCCGCCACGGCAAGACGGAGCTGGTGAGCCGGCGACTGCCTGCCTGGTACTCTGGCCGTCACCCGGAGCAGAACGTGGTCGTCGCGTCCTACAATGACGACTTCGCAATGGACATCGGCCGCGACGTGCGGCGCATCATCGAGAACCCGCTTTTCCGCCAGGTGTTTCCCGAATACCGTCTTACCCGCGAGGGCAAGGCCGCGGACCGGCTCATCACGCGCAAGGGCGGGATGCTCGCATTTGTCGGCCGTGGCGGCTCGCTGACAGGCCGCGGCGCGCACCTGCTCGTCATGGACGACCTGATAAAGGACGACAAGGAGGCCAGCTCGCAGGCCGTCCGCGACCAGGCGTGGAACTGGTTCACGAAAGTGGCGATGACGCGGCGAATGGGGCATAAACTTGTCATAATGACGTTCACACGGTGGCACGCAGACGACCCGATCGGGCGGCTGACTGACCCGGAGAACCCGAATTACAATCCGCTGCTGGCGAAGAAAATCAAGATCATCAACCTGCCGGCACTGGCAGAGGCTGAAGACCCGCTCGGCCGCCAGCCGGGCGAGGCGCTGTGGCCGGACGGCCCGGATCGCTTCGACGAGGAGTTCCTGCGCGAGCAGCAGTCGCTGGATCCGCTCGGCTTCGCTGCGCTGTACCAGCAGCGGCCGAGCATGCTGGACGGCGACCTGTTCCGCCGCGAAAACATCCGCTTCTACAAGTCCTACGAACTGCCGGACAATTTGCGATTCTACGCCGCGTCCGACCATGCTGTAGCGACCGGGCAGCGCAACGACTTCACGGTGCTATTGCTCGTCGGCGCCGCGCCGAACGGCGATTTGTACCTGGTGAACTGCTGGTGGGACAAGAAACCGTCCGATGTCGTCGTCGAGGCGATGCTCGACATGGGGACGACGGGCAACATGCGCCCGCTCCTGTGGTGGGCCGAACGCGGCCACATATCCAAGTCCATCGGGCCGTTCCTGAACAAGCGGATGCTGGAAACCGGGCGGTACATGAACGTGGTCGAAGTCACTCCGATCGGAGACAAGGCGCAGCGTGCGCAGTCGATCGCCGCCCGCGTGGCAATGGGCAAGGTGCTGTTCCCGTCCGACGCCGTCTGGACCGAGCGCGCCATAAGCCAGATGATGAGTTTTCCTAATGGCGCGCATGACGACTTTGTCGACACCTTGTCGCTCGTCGGCCTCGGCATGCAACACCAGTGGTCAAACGCGCCCAAGAGTGATAGGAATAAAAACCTTCCCCGCGAAGGGACGTTGAATTGGGTCAAGCTGCAGGACAGGTGGCACACCGAGCAGCGTGAACGTGCTGCATTTGGAGGCTTCTGATGGAAATCGAGGAAGACATGTCGCCAGCGGCGCACGACAACGCCGCGCCTTCCGGTACGCCGCAGCCGATCGACGAGGACACGCAGAAGCACGTCATGGCGCTCCTGGAAAAGGTTCGGGAGGATGAGCTTCACCACAAGAAGGCGTTCGAGCGGATGCGGCGCAACATGCGCATCGCGGCGCGCGGCGCGGACAAGGACTGGCCGGCAAACAACTACACGGCCAACATCATCGGCCGCCATATCAAGCGCAAGACGGCTGCGCTGTATGCCAAGAATCCGCGCATCGTGGCGCGCCGCCGCGACACGCTCGATTTCGCAGTGTGGGATGAGAACCCGCAAACACTGATGATGGCGCAGCAGGCCGTGGCGATGGCCGGGCCCCCGCCCGCGCCGATGATCGACCCGATGACAGGCATGCCCGCACCGGTGATGGATCCGACTGCGGAGCAGCGCGCCGTGCTGGACGACTTCACGCAGGGCATGCGCCGCCGCGAGCAGGTGCGCAAGCTCGGCAAGACGCTGGAGATTCTGTACGCACACTCGATGATGGCGCAGCAGCCGATCGACTTCAAGGCGGCGCTGAAGAAGGTGGTACGCCGAGCCTGCGTCAACAGCGTCGGCTACGTGAAGCCCGGTTTCGAACGGATCACCGAGCCGCCGCAGGCGGTTCAGGACCAGATGAATGACATCCGCGAACGGATGGACCACATACAGCTGCTCGTGAAGCGCGCCGGCGACGGCGACAAGGATCTGACGGTCGAACTGCGTGAACTAGAGCTGACGCTGCAGGGGCTACAGCAGGCCGAGCATGTCGTCGTGCGCGAAGGGCTGGTTTTCGACTACCCGCTGTCGACCAATGTCATCCCTGACAAGCTGACCCGCGAACTGGCCGGGTTCGTCGGCGCGCGTCACCTGACGCTGCGCTACTATTACACGAAAGACGAGGTCGAGGCTCGGTTCAAAGTCGACCTGGGCGACCAGTACAAGGAGTACACGATCGCCTACGGCGACAAGCGGGCATGGCCGAGCGCGGCGTACGTCATCGAGGAAGACGACTACCCCTACACGAAGCCGGAAAACCGCACCGGAAAAATGGTCTGTGTGTACGAACATTACGACCGCGTTACCGGGCTGGTGTACCTGCTGGCAGACGGCTATCGAGGCTACCTGGCGCCGCCAGCGCCGCCGAACGTCTTTGTCGAAGGCTTCTGGCCGGTTCACGCGCTCACCTTCAACCAGGTCGAATCCGAAGACGAACTGTTCCCGCCGTCCGACGTGGAACTGCTGGAGCATGCGCAACGCGAATACAACCGCGCGCGGCAGGGTGTCCGCGAGCACCGCGACGCAGCCCGCCCGCGGTGGGTGTTCGCCAACGGCGCGTTCCCGTCCGAAGAAGACCCGATGCGCATGCAGCGCCTGCGACCGTTCGAAGCGCTCGGCATCAATGTCGGTCCCGGCTTCAAGCTGTCCGACGTGCTGCAGGCCGTGCCGATCTCGTCGCCGGACCCGAACCTGTACGACACCGGATACCTGTTCGGCGACATCCAGCTTATCGGCGGGACGCAGGAAGCGCTGCTCGGCGGCGTCGCCAAGGCGACTGCCACGGAATCCACGATCGCGGCGTCGGCCACCAAGGATACCGACAGCGCCGACATCGACGAACTTGATTCGTTCCTGACGCGCATCGCCAAGGATTGCGGCGTGATTCTGCTGAAGGAGATGACACCGGAGCAGGTGATGAAGATTGCCGGTGCTGGCGCGGTGTGGCCGGGCGTAAACATGGACGCCGCCGCACCGGAGGACGTGATCGGTGATGTGTACCTAGAGGTCGAGGCCGGTTCGACAGGCAAGCCGAACGCGGCTGTCGAGATCGACAACTTCCAGAAACTCGCGCCGTTCCTGCTGCAGATTCCCGGCATCAACCCGGAATTTCTGGCGCGCGAAGCGCTGCGGCGCATGGATGATCGTCTCGACCTGACGGAGGCCGTCGTCCCGGCGCTGCCGTCGATCGTGATGATGAACCAGCAGGCGCAGCCGGGCTTCGCGGACGGCGATCCGAACGCGCAGGGGCCGGAAGGCGGCAACAACGTGGAGACGCCTTCCGAACCGCCCGGCAGCGAGGCCGCGTTCGGCTCCAACCAGGTGTGAAAAAATTCCTAGGAATGTAGTCCTTGCGCTGTCGCGCAAGCTGTCGTATGTTCCAACAAACGGGAGATCCGTACATGGACGATAAAGACCTCGACGTGGACCCGTCCCCCACGTCGGACCAGAACGGCGACACCGGCATTCAGGATATGGAGCCGGTAGTTGAAGCGGACTCGCCTGCCGCGAAAGGTGAAGACAGGGAATCCCTGCTCGGTGTCATCCGCGACGTTGTCTCCAAGCGTGAGACGGCAGCGACCGAGACGGACGAGCCTGAACCGGACTCACCATCCAAGAGCGAAAATTCGGACCAGGAGCCTGAAGGCGAAGCGGAACCGGACGACGAGAACTTCTCAGACGTGCCGTTCCACAAGCACAAGAG